TTGCACATATCCACCTGTGTCCTGACTTTCCTCTGTTACCAGCGATAGTCCGATTACACTCATTAAAACTATTATATGATATAATTATGTTTTAGTCAACGTTTTATCTGTGGGTAGAAATTAAATCTTATTGTTATATTTTTATCTTTTCTAAATTTTCTATCTTTTAAAATAGCTGGATCAATAACAAAAACAACTGGTAACTCTACTATCCTTTTTGCTTTTAACTTAATAGTATCATAACAAAAACATTCTATTAATAAAAAATACCTTGCAAATTCAGGTGGCAAATACCCGTACATTACTTCAGCAATTTTAGTAGAGTCCATATCATTAATTGCCATTAAATTAATTTTATATTCTTTACCTGGTATGATTGGCATTGATTCTGGTGTATCTACCCTCCAACCTAATCCATACGAAACATTAATTCTAAAATCTATGATAAAATTTTCAGAACTTGGACTAGCCTTGGAATGAGAATTCAAAGGTATAGTTGCAACGAGTAACATTAACGTTACGAAGATTGCGGTTATGCCTCTTCTAAGTCTTGACACTCTGTATTTAAAGTGCTGTTAATGGAAATTTAAGTACTACTATAACTGTTGGGACTTGTTTATGACTGTATTGATAAGGTTACCTAACCCATTTTGTCTTTGTGCTGTTAATAATTGCTTGATATTCAGTTGTTCAAAATCTTCTACAACTACATCACTTACTTCTTCTTTTGTAGCACCTGTAAAACAATCACATACTACACTTGTGATTCCTTTTGTTATCATTGCATCTGAATCATAGTCTGCAATAACTTTATTATCTTCTAATCTAACATCTACCCAAATTTGAGAAACACATCCAGGTATCATATTTGCATTAATTCTTTTATCATTTGGTAAAGAAGTTTTTTTATCTGCTAGATCAACTAGATATTGTAATCTATCTATGCCTTCTAATACTGATAATTGTTTGCCCCAATTGGCAATCTTATTCTTTATTGACATCTATTTCTTTTAAATTTCTTTTTCTATCTAAATATTTGTATTCAACACAAACAGGATCAAACTTTTTAATTTCATTAAAAATTACTTTCTCATCCATTGGACCGCAAGTGTAAACATCAAGTTGTAATAATCCTGGACTTTCTTCATCCCAACAATGTAAAGCAATATGACTTGTTTCAATAACTACTAAACCTGTTAGTCCTCTGTTGCCAGGCACATTTACATAAGCAGTAATAGGACCTTGACAAATTTTCATTCCTATTTTCTTTACTAATTTTGTTAACCATTGATGAGCCCAGGCTGGATCAGTTGGTGTTTTATTAGTTTCAGCTCTAATTATCAAATGTTTGTGTACTACTGCCATATAACTATTTAACTATAATAAAAATAATTGTATAAAAGCCCAACCATTCATAAGAGTAAACCAAGTACATAGTATAACCGCACTACTGCCACGTCTATATGTACTAAACATAGCAAGTACACTACCTAGCAAATATAATGGAATAAAAATTTCCGTTGCTGGATTAAGTATTGTAAAACTTAATATCGCACTTGCTATAATAAGAACTGTTGTTTCTACTATTTCTGCATAAAAGGCCAACCTATCTGTAGCATAACTTTCTTTAAAAAAATTTAATATTTTTTTCATTTGCATCTCCAATACAGGTGGGGCGTTCTGTTGCCAGGTGCCCCGGACCCCGTTAGCCTAACGAATTAGGCCGCAAGTGCTAGATTTTCATCTGCATTTATAAGTTTGTTCGCGTTAACCGAGCTTACATCCGGATAACTCCATTACCTTTTGAATTACTGTCGATCCTAGTTCACCCCCATAAAACTTTTTAATCTAATGGTGGAGGTGGTGGGTACTGCCCCCACGTCCATATAATCTATTATGATAACTTCAACGTTATATTTTAATTATACACAAAATTTTTAAAAATACAAGAAAAAAAAGAAAAGGGTAGGCTATGTAGATCAATTGAAATAACAAGTTTAAACTAGTTATTCATTATTGAATCTGCTCTAATTAATCTAGTTAATCCTATACCGCCGCCTACACGTGGTATAAAATCTAAATCCAAAAAGTCATCAAGCTCTTTAGACACTCGTTCTTTTCCAAACTGTCCAAACAATAATTCAGCATATAAGCCATCACTAATAGTATGAAACATTTCTTTCATTTCATTTTTATCTATAGCTCTTTCGGCTGAACCTATTGTTTCTTGTCCTGCAATAATCACATCAATTTTAGATGCTGTGCCATCGCCATTTTGCTTCATATTCCAAAATGGTGAAGTATAATTTGGAAAATTTTGAATCATACACACCTGATTATTTTCACACATTTTTTCTTCGTGTGCGTGTGTTAATTCTTTTACTCCAAATTGTTCTGCCCAGTTAATATAGCTCTTTGCAACTACATTTTCTTTATTACAGTAACCTAAATACTCAAGCAACTCTTTTTCCATAGCTTCTAAATCAGTAAAAGTTCCAGGGAACTCAAACTCAAACATTGGAAATATTAAATCGTGTCTACCGTCTATAGGATTTGGTTCTTGCCTATAGGAAGTGGAGACACAAAAAAAGCCCGGCGTTGCGGGCTTGGTAAGTAGCTCATATTCTAGCCACATCTGGCCTGTTTGTGGCAATGGCCAGACTTGACCTGAGTAATTATAAGTTGAGACTGTTTGAGGATCTTCACAAGCGGCTAATATACTTAACCTGTTTTGCGTATGTACTTCTTGAAAACCTTTATTCAAAAAAAAGGACCGCAATCGGCCCGTTACATCCGTAAACTTCTTGGGATCAATGAGTTGTGTCATTTTTTTCCTCCAGTCAAAAAAATTTTGCCGCAAAAGCAACAAAATTTTATTAATACTATTTATAACAGATATTTTATATTTGTCAACCGATTATAATGAGGTTGTTTTTAATATTGCAACTGTACCAGCTACTGCCAACCCTGCTGTAATTAAATATCTCATACAAGGGTCTTTCATTAATGCTTCTAGCAATCCAGATAACGCCGCTTGTTTCATTCTTTCTATAGCACTACCTAGAGTTCTTAAATCTTCAAGTATCATATTTAATATCATTCTAATCATTCCAATAATTGAATTAACTAAATTAAGAAGACCTAATACATCTAATATTTTTTTCAATATATCATTTAATATTGCACCACCCTTCATCAAAGCTTTCATTATATCTTCAATCCATTTACAAGGGCCTGAAGTATAACCTTTTGGTACATTAGCTAAAATTGATCCAAGCTCATTCATAGTCCTAGCAACACCAAGATAATTTGTTATGCCTGGTACTACAATACCTGATGGAAAACTTGCAGTTGTAGGTAATCCAACCATAGCACCATACTGATCGACATTCCCTATTGCAGACCACATACTATTTGGATTAGTATATTCCATAATATCCATACCAGATTGTCTATTAGTTAAAAATGTAAAATCTTTTAAAATACCTTCTGTAAATTTTATATCAGTTATTTCTGTACTAGTTAATTTTCTTGTAGAAAAGCCATTACCTAATATATTACCATCAACAACAGATCTTATATTCCAATCAGTGTGATCCCAGTTATCTGGCAATCCTACTTTGTGGGAATTCCAACCATTTGCAATTTCTTTTAAAACAGGATCGTGTGGATTTTTTAAACCTGGGTATGCTATTGATTTTCTTCCCCAGGCATCAGTATGTTCAACTTGATCTAACAATCCACTATTAATTAAATTCTTTTGTGTATCACTCATCTGAGATGAGACCGGAATTATATCATTTGGAAAGTTTAATACATCTTGTCCTATACCCCATATATTTTTTGACATTTTTATCCTCCTGCAAAGACGTCTGCTGAACCAGTTGCTACAGTACTTCCACAAGCAACCGGATCTGTAACTCTACCTAATTGAAGATTATTTGCAAAAACTGTACTCGACCCTGCCGCTAATATACTATCGTGACATAGCATTAGACAACAATGAACATCCCACGAATCACTTTGCCTATGAACGGGTATTCCATTTGCAAAGATATCCGGAGAAGCACTTACATTGGGTCTAGAAGGCCAACATCCGTGACCTGTACATAAATCTCCTAATCTTGTTACTTGTAGCATAACAGTATTTATATACTGTTTTTATACCCTGTTAATAAGCTGATACAACTCCGGAAATACTTGTTTCCAGTCTTCTTTTCTAATTTTATCTATGTTTTCTGTAACTTTAATAAATTCTTGTATCTTATTAGAAGTAGAATTATTTTTAATAAAATTTAGAAGTTTATTATATCGTCTTGTATCACCTCGTCTTCTAGGTAGAGGCTTATCAACCTCTTTTGTTACTTTTTCAAATATTATATTTTTAATATCATCAGTAAAACTATGTACAGCCATATATGAAGGCATATACAAATAGTTTAAGTTTGGCACCCTTATTTTAAGATGTTCATTTGTCCAATTAAATAATTCTTTCAAATATAATATATTATAGATAGATATTGTAGTACTAACATCTAATTCAATATTCTTATTATCTACTGAAAAATTATACCATTCTTTTGCAACTTTTTCCATTGTATTCCAATTGCTACCTGATCTCATATAATCAGATTTTTTACCTATAGCATCAATACTTAAAAATAACCTAACACATTTAAAAGTTTTTAGCACATCTAAAAATTTTTGCTTTGGCAAAAACGATGAATTAGAATAAACATCTATAGTAATATTTTTTGCTAAATTCCATTCACTAAGATTTTGTAAATATTTTAAAAAATATTCACTTAAAAGAGGCTCGCCACCTGTTACTTTCAAAAACTTTAACTTTTGTGATTGCTCTTGCGAAATATGTAAAAAAGCTTTATTCAATTGATTTTTAGGATCAAGTAATTCATCATTTTTATCCATTTGGAATAAATTAGACATAAATTCTGAAGATTTAATTTCAGGATGAAATCCACTTGAAACTGTAGGAGAGCAAGATCTACATTTTAAATTACAAAACCTACCAGACTCTATTTCTAAATATTCAAGATCGACTTCTGTACTTGACTCCATATATTGACTTGCTACGAGTCGCAAACTTTGTACTCCAGCTTCTTCTTCTTTATAACACTTCCAGCAACCTTTAATCTTTTCTCCAGCTAACATTTTCTTTCTTAAATCATTAAAATAATTAGAATGAAATATAGTATTAAGTGAATTTTCTTTACTAACTATTTCAAGATTACTATCATTTCTTCCATCAAATCTACAGCAAGGCACCACAGATGAATTAGATAAGACATCCATTCCCCTAAAGGCATAAAAACAAAGAGATTTATTATTAACAGTATCCATACTATTATTTAATAAAGTTTAATTTGTGATTATATTTGATTTTTCTTCTGGTGTTGGTTTTTTAATTGAAGATAGAGTTTGAGTATATTGCCCACTAGCTATTGAATTAGCTTTAGTCATTACTATAACTTTTTCTTTAGCAATTTGTACTGGAACAGTCATATCTTGCATTAATATATACTGACTCATAGCTATACCTTTTGGCGTATGAATTAATGTTAATGGTTTATTAACTGTAAGTATTGAATCGTCATTTGTAACAACTTTAGCAATAACTTCTTCTCCAGATACAAGTTTTAATGCTACAACGTCATCTTTTTTTATTGGTTCTTTTAACATTATAATTTAAATCCTTTAAATGTATCTTTGTTTACGTCTTGTTTTACACCACCAATAATATAACTTTCAACTTCAGTTTCTTGTGGTGCTACTTGTAGCCCGGCCGACGATAACCAGTGCTGTGTCCAAGGTAATGGATTTTGTGTTACTGGGTGTTCAAAAATTGGTTCCATACCTAATGATTTTAATCTTTTATTAGCAATAAACTCAACATATTTAAATAATAGTCTATCGTTTAATCCAATAATACTTCCATCTTTAAACAAATATTTTGCCCAAGCTTTTTCTTCATCAACACAATTTTTATACATATCATATACCTGACTATCACATTCTTTAATAATCTTTGTAAAATCTTTATCATCGCCTTGTTGCCAATTTTTAATTATATGTGTTGTTAGGTTTAAGTGTGTTGCTTCATCTCTAGCAATTAATGAAATAATTTTTGCTGAACCTTCCATAAATTTAAGTTCGCCAAAAGCAAACGTACAAGCAAATGAAACATAAAATCTTAATCCTTCTAATATATTAACATTAATCATTGCAAGATAAAGTTTTTTCTTTAAATCATATAAATCACCTTTACCTTTTACTGTATAATCTAATGCCGCATTACTAAAATCATCATAATTTTTTGTAACACTTACAGCTCTTTTTAAAATTTCTTTATCATCTAAAATTGTATCAAATACTTCTGCTGGGTCTGGATATACGTTTTTAATAATATGTGTATAAGAACGTGAATGGATTGTTTCAAAAAAGTCCCAAGTAACAATGCAACCTTCTAATTCTGGATTAGAAACATAAGGTAAAAATGCTAAACTTGGTCCACGTCCTTGCACACTATCTAATAATGTTTGATATTTTAAATTGGATGTGAATATATGTTTTTGTTCTGGCCTAAATGTAGAATAATCAGCTCTATCTTTTTGTAAAGATATTTCCTCAGGTCTCCAAAAATATCCTAACATAGTTTGATTTAACTTATCAAACTGAGGATATTTGAATATATCATATCTTTGTACATTCTGATCTGCACCAAAAAACATTGGTTCTTTAGTGAAGTCAATTTCATTCCTGTTAAAAATAGTCTTAGCCATCTAAATATTTATTGTCCTATATATTACAAGCATCGCAATCGTCAGCGGCTTGTACTTCTAAATTTGCTTTTGCAAAATCTTGTGCCGCATTTTGTATTGGAACAACTTCTACTTCTTCAACTGAAGCATCTGTTTTAAAATCATATGTATTTTGATAATAACTAGTTTTCCAACCTAACTTATATGTTGTTAATAAATCTTTAAACATAACACTCATTGGCACTTCATTGTTTTCATAATGCGTTGGATTATAACTCCAATTTCCTGATATAGCTTGATCAAAGAACTTTTGCATTATAGAAACAATATTAATATAACCTTCATTTGATTCCATATCCCATAAAAGAGTATAATATTCTTTTAGTGTTTTATATTGCGGAACAATTTGTTTTAATGGACCTTTTTTAGATTTTTTAACTGATAAAAAACCACGTGGTGGTTCAATACCATTAGTAGCATTACTAACTACAGAAGAACTTTCACTTGGCATCTGTGCTGACAATGTTGAATTTCGCATACCAAATTGTTTTACTTGTTTTCTTAATTTTTCCCAATTTAACTTTAATTTTGTATTACAAATTTCATCTAAATCTTCTTTATAATGATCAATTGGCATCTCACCATCTGCATATTTTGTTCTATCAAAATATTCACATTTACCTTTTTCTTGTGCAAGATTCATAGATGCTTGTATTAGATAATATTGAAATGCTTCAGATAATTCGTGTACAACTTTTAATGCTTTTTTATCATCATATCCTACATAATTTTTTGCTAGATAATGTGCTAATCCAATATAACCTACTCCTAAACTTCTTCTTGCTTTAGTTGATATTTCAGCCGCCTTAACAGGATACTTTTGATAATCAATAATTTCATCTAAGGCTCTTACTGCAATATCACATAAATTTTCTAACTCAACTAAATCTTTAATTTGGCCAACATTAATTGCACTTAAAATACAAAGAGCTATTTCACCATTACCATCAATGTGTTCAATAGGAACAGTTGGCAATGTTATTTCTTGACATAAGTTACTCATATTAATTTTGTCTTTAAACGATGAGTGACTATTACAATGATCTATATTCATAATGTAAATACGACCAGTTTCAGCTCTTTCTTTTAAAAGATTATTAAAAAGCTCTTGTGCAGGAACTTTCTTTCTTCTAATACTTTTATTTTTTTCATATTTTAAATATAACTCATCAAACTCTTTTGTACCAAATGCTTCATATAAGCCTGGTACCTCGTGAGGCGAGAAAAGGCTTATGTCTCCACTAGCTAATAGCCTTTCATAAAATAGTTTACTAATTTGTATTGAATAATCCAGTTTACGTACTCTATTATCTTCTGTACCTTTATTATTTTTTAATACAAGTATGTCTTGAATCTCTTGATGCCAAATAGGGAAATGAACTGTAGCACTACCTCCACGTACTCCGTTTTGTGTGCAACATCTTACAGTTGATTCGAATTTTTTAAGGAAGGGTACAACACCAGTATGTGCTACTTCGCCACCTCTTATTTTAGAATTAATTCCTCTAATACGACCTGCATTAATTCCGATGCCGGCTCTTTGTGCAATATATCTTCCAATAGCCATATCACTAGAAAAAATAGAAGGTAATGTATCATCAACTTCTACAAGAACACAAGAAGCAAATTGTTTCATAGGTGTTCTAACTCCTGCCATAACAGGTGTAGGTATATTAACTTTAAAAGTAGAAATAGCATTATAATATTTTTTGATATACTGCATTCTTGTATCTACAGGATAATTTGCAAATAACGTTGACGCAATCATCATATACATATATTGCGGTGTTTCATATACTGCACCACTGGATCTGTCTTGTACAAGATATTTGTCTACAACTTGCCTAAGCCCTGCGTATGTAAAATCCCAATCTCTTTCGTGCTTCATATAACCATTTAACTTATTCCATTCATCATCAGAAAACTGATCTAATATTGCTTTATCATATACCCCACGTTCAATATTTCTTGATACCAAGTATCTTAATGGAATATGATTATCTGACGGTAACCATTTACCAAATACGTGTTTTTGAAGTGAAAAAAGAAGTAGCCTTGAAGCTACATATTGGTAATTAGGATTTTCTAATGTAATCAAATCATTTGCTGATTTAATTAATACTTCTTGAATATCTTGGGTTGACATACCATCTGAAAATTGCAGGCCAGAATTCATTTCTACTTGTGATGATGATACTCCAGCAAGACCATCACAGGCCGCTTCTGTCATTTTGTGTACTTTATTAATGTCTAATAATTCTTTTCTACCGTCTCGTTTAATAATATACAGGTCTGCTTCTTTATTCATTTTTTACCTATTCTCTAAATCTATAATATAATATTTTACTAGACAAGGCGTAGTGTTGTCAATAACAAATTATAAAAAAATCGTGGACAAATGTTAGTTATCAGGATTACTTAACTGGTTAACCAACGTTTTAAAACATAGGATAAAGATGCATCAGTTGAAGAATTTGAATTAGTATATTGTAATTTAACTATTCCTCCGCTAACTGCTGGCGTAGAAAATACAATATCACTTGTACTTGCTGTTTCAGTTCTATCATCAATGTAATGAACGTTTGTACCATCTGAAATAATTCTAATACAACCTATGGCATAGGCAGAACCTAATTTTAATGAATAATCTAAAAAGTAAGTATTAGTTTCAGTTAATAAGAAACTTGTGACATCTGCTGTTGCACCACCTTTTATTAATGTTTTCTTAATTAAAAAACTTGGTCCAACATATTGGTTATTAGCAAATTCTGGTTTGCTATCTTGAGTATAAATTTTAATATTATTTGCTACTGAAACTTCAGCTGTTCCAACAGCCGTATTTAAAAATTTAGATAATGTTACTGCTTGTTGTGGGCTATCCATTTCAATTAATAATGAACCAGGTACTGATATTTTTGCTCCTGTATAACCTAAATCTGGCATTGTTCCACGTATAAACACAGCCGTATTAATACCAGCTGATCCAATTCCGTCTTCCGCCGCTAATTCTGTAGCAAATGAATTTTGTTTAGCAACTTGTTGAGCACCTTGATCACCGATATCAACAAATCCTGTACCAGTTGAAAGATCCATATATA